ATACTTTAACATATGCTAAACAAGATGGTTTGTGGGGATATAAGTTCCAGTTAAATGAACCTAAAACTGAAAATGGAATAAGAAAAATTCCTATGACCAAGAAAGCTGAAGAATTATTAAGTGAACAAAAAATCAGATGGGAAAAAGTTAATGATAGATGTGTTGCGACAGTTGGGTATGAAAATTTGGTATACGTCACAAAAAGAAACACCCCTATCTGTACTAGAAATACAACTGTTTCAATAAGAAGAATAGAAGAAAGAATTAAGGCTAAGGGAATTGATTTTGAACCTATAACACCACATACTTTAAGACATACATTTGCAACTCGTTGTTTAGAGAATGGTATGAATGTAAAAACACTTCAAAGAATTCTTGGACATGCTGATATAAGGACAACAATGAATACTTATTGTCATGTCACAGATGACGAATTATATTCAGCAATGAATGTGTTTGAACAAAAAGGAATTTTAAACACTAATACTCCAAATGGTGTAAAAGTGGTGTAGTAAACAAAAAGATAGCTGATAAACCAAGTGTTTATGCGGGTTTAGAGATATGATATTACATTCCATGATAGAATGTAATCTGGGATTTTGAAAAGAATAAAATATACAGGCTGAGAAGCTTTAGAAAAGCCGCATTCCCGCTATCGACGGGGTTGCGGCTTTTGAGTTACTTTTGTTATGAAATCAATGGATATACTATTAGTATTAGCAGGATAAACACAACTCGGAAAAGATTTTTTGGAGAATATTAATAATGAAAGAAAAAGAATGGGAAAAACTTTTAAGAATAAAAACAACCGGACGTGACGACACCAGGTCGGATACGTTCAGGTATCCATATGAGCCGACATCCTATGAAGTGTTAGAAAGACTAGCGAATACCGGGATAATAGGTAAAAATAATACCATGTTAGATTATGGCTGTGGAAAAGGCAGAGTAAGTATTTTTATGGCATATCAGACAAAATGTCATTCTATTGGGATAGAATATGATGAACGGATTTACAACCGGGCGTTAGCAAATAAAACTGACGCAGTTTCGGGGAATAAAGTGAAGTTTTTATGTGCTGATGCAGTAGGCTTTAAAATTCCGGATAACGTGGACAGATTTTTCTTTTTCAATCCATTTTCAGTTGAAATATTTAAGAGTGTTCTGGCAAATATTATAGACAGTTATTATGAAAATCAAAGAGAAATGCTTGTTATGTGTTATTATCCGTCAGATGAGTATCTTATGTGTCTGTCACAGGAATATAATGTAACCTTTGTTGAAGAAATTGATTGCAGTGACATATCCGATGGTGAAAGCAGACGGGAGAAGGTAGTCGTATATAGAGTGGGGGAGAAATAGTTTTTTTATAAAAAAGATATATCACAAAAACAGTAAAAAGTGATACAATGCAGATAATAACATTGCAGGAGGATCACAACAATGGAACACATTTCGAGAAACGAAGCATTTGAATTACTCAAAAAATACAACAAAGACCCATTTCACATTCAGCATGCACTGACCGTGGAAGCCGTGATGAAGTGGTATGCAAATGAACTGGGATACGGCAATGATGCACAATACTGGGGAATCGTAGGACTTTTACACGATATTGATTTTGAATTGTATCCGGAACAGCACTGCATCAAAGCACCGGAGCTGTTAAGGGAAGGCGGTGTATCGGAAGACATCATTCACGGTGTTGTTTCACACGGCTATGGCATTACGGTGGACGTAGCACCGGAACATGAAATGGAAAAGGTGCTGTTTGCAGCAGATGAACTGACAGGACTGATCTGGGCGGCGGCATTAATGCGCCCTTCTAAAAGCACAAAGGATATGGAATTAAAGTCCTTAAAAAAGAAATATAAAAGCAAAGGATTTGCGGCAGGCTGTTCCAGAGAAGTCATTGAGCGCGGCGCAAAACAGCTCGGATGGGAGCTGGAAAAGCTGCTGACCATGACATTGGCGGCAATGGCTGCATCGGAAGACTACATTAACGAAGAAATGGAAAAAGAAAATGTTTAAAACACCGAAGGAATGTTATGATTATATCGTGAAAAATGAACTGGAAACGGCGGTTATCGGGGCGATGATGCAGCAGACGGACAATTATTCAATTGCGGAAATTGCAGACGCGAGATTTCACAACAGGGAAGGGAAA